AGGCATATAGATATTATTATTTACCCAAGCACTATTTGATAATATTCTTGCTATTTTATTTCCAGATTGATGGAACCATTTAACAACTGTCTTATAATTTCCTTTATCTCTTGTAATTCTTTCTATGTTTCTTGCGAATGCTCTACCACCATTATTGCTTTCTATATCTGCAACATTCACATTAAACTTTTTATATGCTTCTGCAACAAGTGGCTCAGTTATTTCCATAGCTTCTTTGGTATAGATAATATCTAGGATATACGCACTATCCTTGCAATCTGCATAAATAATATTACATAGAAAATCATCTCCAGTATCAGCTGTATCACAATAGGCAGATATTTTAACAATCTTTTCTTTTGGTAAATCAATATAAGTTTTAAATTCATTGTATAATCTGCCTTTGATGTCTATTGGTTCTTGTTGATAATTGGCATATACAATTTCTTTTGCCATATTCTTAGTTTTAAACTCAAAATCCTCAAGTGATAATGTTCCTTCATCAAGTGGAGTTCCATCATCATTGATAGCTTTATAATTTATATGAACCACATCATTATAATTAGATAAAATAAAACCAGCTAGGTCATTACTTGCCCATCTGGTCATTATAATTATTAATTTAAAACCTTTTTCTGTTCTTGATAACATAGTATTAGTAAACCAATCAATATGCTTTTCAAGTACATTAGAGTTATATGCTTCCTCAGAGTTCTTTATTAAGTCATCTATAACTATCAAATCTGCTCCAAATCCTGTTGCAGTTCCTGTTGGAGATGTTGCTAAATAATTTGCAACTTGACTGCCTTCCAAAGCCCACTTATTCATTGAGGCTTCACCATACTTAATCTTAGTATCTGGAAATATATCTCTATAAACTGTTACCCCTTGTGTCTGTTCTGTTGCTATCATATCTCTTACTTGTTTAGCAAATGTAGAAGAAAGAGTTTCATTATATGATCCTGTCATAATTTTTAATTTGTTATTTCTTCCTAGTAGCCACTGAACAAATAAGGTTGCTGTGTAAGATTTACCGAATCAGAGTCGAGGGGGCATATTAATAACTAATATTTTTTTATTAGAATCAATAAAACTTTGTAACTGATTACATAAATCTTTTAAATATTCTTTTTTATCATTGTAAAAATCTTTTTTACCTAGTAATTTACAATAATACCAAAAATCTCTCCTAGCTAATTCTTTTTTAGCTTCTAATTTTATTAATTCTTTATCATACACCCCCACAACACCTCCTTTAATCTTTTATTATTTCTTTTAATTCATCTGTAGTAAGTCCATTAAATGGGTTGGAGTTTATATTTCCATTTACCTCAACCTTTTGAGTATACTCTCCATCCATTTTATTTAATATATCTAATGCCTTCAGTCTATCAGTGTCTTTAACAGCTCCATCTTTTATCATACTTGTTAAGAATTCTCTTCTCTCTATAGCTGTCATAATCCTGTTGCCTTTTGCTTTTTCTTGTAATTCTTCAATATATTTTTGAATATTAGTATTTTTTAGTAATTTATCAGCATTTACTCCTGCATACTTTTCTTTATATCCAGCTTTTATTGCAGCATCAGTAGCATTTCCACTAGCTACATAATATTCACAAAAAGCCTTTTGCCTCGCATTTAATTTCAATGCTACTTCACCTCCAAAAAAAATTTTATTTCTATTTTTTATTATTAATTTTCTATATTTAACTCTAACTTTCCACTCATTAAATCAGGTAAAAGTTTATCTCTTAATTCTTTCAAATATCTATTTTCTTCATTGTTGAAATGATGTAACATAGTTTTCCAAGTTTGTAATGCAATAGTTATTGCAGAGCTTAATTCTTCTTTATCTTTATTTTCCCATTTTAGTTCTTTATTTTTTGTAATTCTTATATAGTCTTGTTTTGGTAGTTCAAAATCAAGTTTTAAAACATTTTTTATAGTATTATTTATTTCATCTATAGTTTTATCTCCGCTACTAGCATTTTCAAAGATTTCTAAAAATCCTAATTCTTTAGCCCAAACTTCATTTATTGTAAGTTTATTCTGATTTTTTTGAGACATTACTCTTTGTAAATCTTTTATTATATCTTCATAACTTCTACTCTCTGATGGTTCAATTTTTATATTTATATATCTATTTGGTTGCCAAATTTCATCTTGAATTTCAGTATTTTTTATATGTTTTGAAAAATTTTCTATATCTTTTTTCTCTTCAATATAAGATAAAATAGTTTTTATTTGTTCGTCAGAATAAGTTTTTAATACTTTTGTGTAAACTCTATTCTTATTAGAATCTTCTCCTTTTTGTTTTCTTTCTTCTTCTGTGAAAAAATCTTTACAATTTATAAAAGAAATTTCATTTGAATTATCAAAAAATAATACTGTAGTTGGTATAGATGTACTTTCAAACATCCCTTCTGGATTAGAAATTACTGCTCTAATCTTATTTCTTTCTTTCAAATATTTTCTTGCTTCTTTTTCTTCAGTTGAGTTCATAACTCCATTTGGTAAAATAAAAGCTACTTTCCCTTGAACTCTTTCAAGCATTTTTAAAATAAATACAAAGTTCATATTTTTTAACTCTACTTCTTTTTTATATTCACCTTTTAGATTAAATGGAGGGTTAGAAATTCCACAATCAAAATTTGGATATTCAAAAAACATACAAAGTTCTATTTCAGAAAATTTTTCTCCTTTTGTTAGTTTATAAACTGCTTTTCTCTCACCAGTTAAAACATTTCCATTTATTACATAACCTTCAATGTTTCTAATTTTAAGGTTAAACAATAAAAAAGGAATTATATTAGTATCTAGTTCTTCACATACAAATTTCAAATTTTTATTAGTTATCCATTTCTGAATTGTTAATGCCCCACTTCCAGAGCACATATCGTAGCACCAACATTCAGCTAAGCTTTTCGTTAGTTCAGCAACTAATTTTCCTAAACTTTTAGGAGTAAAATCTTGTTTTTTATCTTCTCTGTCTGCCATGTAGAATTGCCAAATTCTTTGAAGATAATCTGTTTCTAAGTCTCCATTAACTAACTCTATAAACTTTTTACAGTTAGAATTATTTAGTAAATCTATTTTAAAATCTTCTAAACTACCAAAAATATTTTGAAATTTTTCTGTTAATTCTTTTAATTCCATTCTTTCTCCTGTTTTATAATAAAAAAACTCCCACAGGCGACGTATCGCACACATCTAAGTGTAGTGGGAGTATTGATGTTTGGTATACTGTGCATATTGGATTCTCACCAATGAAAGACTCTAGTAGTCTAACCAACGTATTAGGTTGATGCACCATAATTGGTAGAGGCTTTTTTAGAGTAGAGCCTCAATAACTACTTCTCAATTTCTTCATGTTATCATACTAACACATTTTTTTTTACCTGACAATAACCCTATTTTTACCCTGTTTTTACCCTGTTTTTACCTTTGTCTAAAATTCGATCAATCTTTGAGTTTTAAAATGTATCTCCAAAGCCCCTAGAATTCTATTTCTCATGCTATAGGTACTTTTTAGTGAAATATTAAGTGCATCAGCTATTTCTTCGTAAGTCTTTTTATCAAAATATTTCATTTGAATGAATGCATAATCTTTGTTATCTTTAACCATATTCAAGCACTCATCTATTCTGAATATCATTTCTGAATATCGACTTATATTGTTGTATATTCTTTGCTTCAACTCTTCTAATTGCTCGTACTCGCTTTTTATCTCATACCCATTTCCACCTTGCCCTCCAACCCCACAGCATTTTTTAAGTTGTGGATTGGCTAGACGTTCACCCTCATCCTTTATTCTTTTCTTGTACTTCGTGTAGTTGATTAAGATATCTTCAATTTTTCTAAAGATAATCTTTTGCTCTTGTGTTGCCATTATTTCACCTCATTCTATTATTTCTAATTGATTATAAATGTCACTAGGGATATTCCCTTTCCATTGAAAACTATTTTTTAAAATATAATCATTGTAAGCAATAGCTGTTCTATTTGCTCTTATTTTAGCTTGTGTTGCGAGTTCTACATCTGTATTTTTATAAGCTTCATAAGTTAATTTATCTGATTTATATGTTGCAATCATTGCTCTAGCAGTATCTTCAACCTTTTTTAATCTTTCATAACTTACATTATCAATTGCTTTTTGATATGCATAATTAACTTTTTCATTAAAAAAACCAAAACCATTCATTAATAGAATTACTATTAATAACCCAATTATTCCAGATATTATCCATCCTATTATTTTCATTTATTCCCTCCAATTTCATATTTAACTATTGGATTTTCAACTTTCATAGGTATATCACTGTATAAGTATGTTCCTGTCCATTCTATGTATTTTCCATCATTTGTGAAAAAGAATATTCCCATGTTATCATTTTCTCCATAACTTCCGTCTACATCTGGTAGCCAATCATTAGTATAATCGCCACGTGAATAATATTCACTGTCTGGAGTTAAAAAACTATTTAAACTAGATACTTTACCATCTACCGTGAATGAACCTACTATCCCTCCATTTTCAGTAAATAAAACTATATATCCAAATGGTTTTACAACAGGACACGGTAAATTAATAGCTTTTTCTCTTTGTCCATTTACCCAATAAGTTCTACGGATTAGATTATATCTTTCTAAACTATAATCTATATCATTTGGAGTAGGTTGATTTTCTGCTAACTTATTTCCCAGTCTTGCTGTTGATCGAATATCCTTGTCTGTTCCAAATTCTTCACAACCTCCAAATAACATAATTAAACATAATACCATTAATATTTTTTTCATTTATCTCACCTCTGTTATAATATTATCTATGACTTCTAGTTCTTTTCCATCAGAAGAGTAAATATCTCTCATTATCTTAGAAAATTCAACTTTCTTTGCTTCTAATTCATCATCAGTCATATATTTTTCTTTGAATATATGACTATTGATAATTCTTACTTGGTTTTCATCTTTTACTCTTAATTCTTGTAAATATTCAATCATCAATTCCACTCCTTCCCAATTCTTACCATATTCTTTTGCCATTTTTTCCAGTAGCAGTTTAAGATATCATCTTTTGTATAGCCCTTATTAGCTGAAATAATCATTAAATTTTGGAGTATTTGAAAATCATTTCCATAAAGAACACTCATGATTAAATTTTCTATATTAGGCTGATAAATTAATTTTAAATTTGTTCCATTATTAAATAATTTTGTAATTTCATTTTTTATTTCAACAAAATTTTCAGATATTTCTAATTTAAAATTAACCATTTGTGCTAGAAAAAACCAAATATCAGTAAATTCTTCTAACTCTTTAGCTTTGTCATAAGGCTTAGTTTTCCAAGTCTTATGACTTTCATATGTTTCTTCATTGAATTCTATTACTTCTGCAATAAGGGACAATTTAATATCTCTAAGTGTTCTTTCTCTAACATTATTCAAACTTTCATCTAAATATTTTTGAAGATTTAATATATCCTCAAAAGTTTCAGGTCTTTTAAATTCCATTATCTCACTTCCTCTAATTATTAAAAAAATCTTTATATTCCTTGTCACTAACAAGTATCCAACTATTTTTTAACTTCATAAAAGTTTTCTTAAAATCTTCTAAATTATAAGGATAATAATAGCTTCTTTCATCTTCAAGACAAACTATATTATTAGAAAATTCAGTAACCATCAAACTATCCCAACTTTTATGTTTTACTCTATTACCTTTTTTTATTTCTTCTATTGCTTGTTTAAAAGTCATCTCTTATCTTCTTCCTCCCAATCAGCTATCTCTTCCACATCAGAATATGAATAATTATGACAATGAGAACATTCATAATAATCTGTATCGTGTATACTTAAATCATCTCCAGGAGTATCTTTATTTTTATCTAACTTGAATAACATACCCCTTCTTAGTCCTACTTCTTCTCCACACTTTTTACATCTCCACATTTTATATTTCTCCTAACTCTAAACAATCATCTCTATCAGTACTTTCAACAGCAACAAGCATTATCCAACCACTATATTTATTAGTTTTAAATCTTTTTAAAGATTTTACTTTTCCAGTTATTTTTCCTCTTATAAATTGTTTTACTACTATACTTTTTCCTAAACTAAGAGGTTTTTTAGATGTCAGCATTGGTAATTCTCCATTATCAAAAGTTACATCTGTAAATTTACAAGGTAAAATTGTTATATAATTATCTATCATTCTTTTTATAAATTTTTTAGTATTTTTTTTATTCATTTTAACCACTCCAATCTAAATTTTTTCAATTTCATTCAAAACCCATTTAAAAATAGCTATCTCTTGTTTTAATTCCTGAATTAATTTTTTATTTCATAACTTAGAATTATTTAAAAATTCAATATTTTCTTCATACTCTTTTAATTTATCTCTTACTTCACTCTCTGTTCTCATTCTCCAATCTCTCCTGCTCTTACTCTTTCCCAGAAGTTTTGATATTCTTTAGATTTTAAAACTTCTTCTGCTTCTTTATACGTTCTAAAGTAGTTTCCTAAGTTGTATTTATAATCATCATCAGTACTGTAGATGTCTACATATCTATTAATATGACCATCATCTTTTATAGTAAAGTATTCTTCATTTTCTTTCGCTCTCCATCTTTTAGGCATTCCATATTTTTCATTAATTTTATTTACTATTTCTATTAGTTTTTCTTTTTCTTCTTCATTCATTAACCTATTATTCTCAAAAAAATAATTTCTTTCTGGTGTCCCATATTTTATTTCTTCATAATAATTATCATGTTGCTTTAGTTCTACAAAAAGTTCTTTATCATAAAATTCACTCCTACTTGGTCTTGATTGAGTTCCTAGATTCCTTATTACTTTTAATTTGTTTCTTTTTATTAGCCAAGCATAACCTAAAAAGACTTTTTTAATTTCTATCTCTAATACATTTTCTTTTTCCATTTTCTCCTCCTAATCCCATTTATTAAAAAACCATTGTACGATTATAGCCCATATTATTGTAATTCCTGTTACTACTAACGCCGCAATAGGAATTAACAATAAAAGCATTATTATTTTTTTTAATATCATCTTAGTCTCCTATTTTGCTATTTTTTGTAATTGAAGATGCTAATATTTTGTAACAATCTTTGCATACTAAATAAACTCTATCCCCATTCAAAAAATTAAAAGTTAATTTTTCTCTTATCCACTTAGTATTTTTGTGACTACAATTTATTTGTTTTATTTTCATTTTATTTTCCACAATCCTTTTTCAATCATATATTTTCTTGGGTCATCATCTAATACTACTCCACAATCAGCACATATAACTTTAAGTTCATTTTCTTTTTTTGAAGTAAACGGATAAATTGTTCCTGCCAAAGTTGCTTTTTCATGTCTACAGCCGTTTTTTGAATGTTTATTATTTTCGATTTTATTCTCTCTCACTTTAGCCCAAAAATCTTTATATTCTTTAGATTCTAAAACTTGCTTAGCTTCGTCAGAAAATAAAAAATAATTCCCTAAATCATATCTTTCATTATCTAAATCATTTCCATAGTCCTGAGCTTT